TTGAAGTTAAATATATTTTGCTTCGTGCGAGCGGAGAAAGATGGTTTGTTGTCGGCGAATATACAGACCCCGTTGAACTTGCCACTGCGGCATATACATGTGGACTTGAAAAACAAAAAATAAGAATAGACAGGGTTGGTGAAATTGATGTTTAGATATGAATGCCATAATTGCGGCAAAAAATTTGAACAGCCTGACATTGTGCAGGAAAGACACGGCCTTGGTTACCCTCCGTATGAAGATGTCACAGTATGCCCGTATTGTCACGGCTATTTCGAAGAAATGCAGAAGTGTGAGATTTGCGGTGAGTATTTCTGTGAAGATGAGATAGAGTATGGTGTTTGTCATGAGTGTGTTGAAAAGAATCTGACAGTTGATAATTGTTATCGATGGGGCGAAGATTGCAAAGAAAAAATCGAAATCAACGGTTTTCTTCGTGCAGTTTATTCCGATACCAATATAGAACGTCTACTGCTTAAGAATTTCAAAGAAACTTGTCTGTATCAAAAAATTGTGTGTCAATCGTTTGTTAACACTGATTATTCGTGGTTTGCAGATAAGTTGAAGGAGGAACATAATGCCGAAGAGTTTTGAAAACGGTGTTAGTTTTTACACTGAAGGCACAGCGAAAATATCAATTTTCTTTCCCGAAAATGATGTTCGCTGTATATGGTGTCCGTTCTGCCGTTCTGAAAGCGAATTAGGGCGGTTTTGGTGTAGGTTGACTAATCATATGGTCTATAACCCAAACTATGCAGAATTGCCCGAATTCTGCCCCATAACATTAAAAAAGGAGGAATAAAAATGGGAGAACCTGTTTTGGTTTACGGAAAATCAGGCAGCGGTAAAAGTCGCTCTCTTAAAAACTTCGCAGAAGATGAAATTTTTCTCATAAATGTTGTGTCAAAACGACTGCCGTTTCAGAAGCAGTTTAAATATATTCTCAAAAGCAGAAACTATGCAACCATCAAATCTCAACTTTCAAAAATGAGTTGTAAAGTTGCAGTAATTGACGATGCAGGCTACTTGCAGACAAACACATTTATGAACGGGCATAGCGCACCTAAAAAAGGCAGCAACACATTTGATTTATTCAATCAGATAGGCGATGAGTTCTGGGATTTGGTTTTGTTTGTCAAAGAACAGTTGCCCGAAGATGTGATAGTTTACTTCACTATGCACGAAATCAGCAATGATATTGGTGAAGTTAAAGTAAGAACAATCGGAAAGTTGCTTGATGAAAAGGTTTGCATTGAAGGTATGTTCACGATATGCCTTCACTGTATGACCGACGGCACAAAGCACTTTTTTAAGACTCAGGGTGGAACAAATGACATTGCGAAATCCCCAGAAGATATGTTTGAACTTGAAATAGAAAACGACTTGAAAGCGGTTGATAACCGTATCCGCGAATTTTGGAATTTTTAATTTAAAGGAGATAAAGAACTATGAAAAAAATTGACTGGGCAAACGTAAAAGAAGCAACAGGTAACTCACTTGAGCCGGGCGGATATGTCTGCGGCATTACAAGCGTTGAGGATTTTCCCGACAAGGAATATCTCCGCTTTGAGTTTGACATTGCAGAAGGCGAGCACATTAACTATTACAGACAGTTGAATGAAAGCAAAGGCTTTTGGGGCGGTTCTTTCATTAAATCCTATAAAGAAAAGGCGTTATCTTTCTTCAAACAAATGCTTGTCTGCTTTGAAAAGTCAAATGCAGGGTTTAAGTTTGTTGACGATGAAAAGACATTTAAACGTAAACTTATTGGCCTTGTTCTCAGCGAAGAAGAGTATGTTAAAAATAGCGGTGAAGTCGGCATCCGTCTTTATGTTTCGGCGTTTAAAACGGTTGATGAAATCCGCAAGGGCGATTTTAAAATTGAGCCTCTCAAAACGCTTTCAGATTTATCTACACCCGCTCCTGCATATAACGATATTCCTCTTCCCGATGACGATGATCTTCCCTTCGCTTAATAGGTGAGCAAATGAAATTTCATTATACAAAAAAAGAATACAGTGAACTCATAAAACACATGCGTATCGTTTGTCAGACTAACGAAAAATCTAACGAACATATTTTAAGTTATTTTGACCGCTCGGGAATTGAGTATGTAAACCGCTCTATTCCCGAGGGCGATTACAGTTTGATGATAAAAGCGTGCCCGGAACTCGGCTTTCCTCTCGATACATATTTTTATGATGAAATATTTATTGAGCGCAAAAACAGTTTACAGGAACTTGCAAGCAGCCTTTACGGTCAAAAAGAAACGCCTGCTTATGTCGGCAGCGTTTTGGAAGAACTCAAATCGCAAAAAGTTTATTCTTCGCTAAAAACCGCATCGATTATCAGAGAAATGAAACAGGAGTTTTCTGTTTATGATGATGCGTTTTTACGGGAATTGAAACGAGCGATAAATAAACCGTATAAATTTCTTTTAATAGAACACCCAAGCGGATTAGATGGAATTCTCAGGCATGAATATCCAAATCAATATAGCAAATCTTCCTTTTGGGGGGCAGTGCATTCGATTGAAATAAAATATGGTTTGAACATTAAATTCATTTCAAAAGAAAATATGGGTCTTGAGATATATACGTTGTGTAAAGGTATTCTTAACACATTGATTGTTAGGTAGGTGCAAAAATGCTTGAAACAGGATATATAAAATTGCATCGCTCAATCCTGAATTGGGAATGGTACGGTGATACCGTTACAAAAAGTTTGTTTTTGCATTTGCTTCTGACAGTCAATATAAAAGATGCACGATGGCAAGGAGTTGATGTTCCGAGGGGGGCAAGGGTATGTTCTTTGACAACCTTATCCGAGGAAACGGGATTTTCTGTCAAACAAATTCGGGTCAGCCTTGATAAACTGATTGGGACAGGCGAAGTGACAAGGTCAAAATTCCCGAAATTTTCAATAATTTCAATACAAAATTGGAATAAATTTCAGACCGAGGGCAGGCAACAGGGCACAGGAAGGGCACAGAGCAGGGCACTCGAAGGGCAACAGAATAAGAATAATAAGAAAAAAGAAGATAAAATAGATACTAAAAAAGTATCTATTTTATCCGGCGAAGAAGGAAGTGTTTACCGTGAGGTCGGAGCAAACGATTGGGATGATTAACGAAATTTTTTTTGTTGATAATCAACTTGAAAAAGCGATAATCGGTGAAATGCTCCTTGATACAGATGCCTTGCGAAATGCTCTTGATAAACTTCAAATATCGGATTTTTCGGTTCATCAATATAAGCGGATTTTTGAAACAGCAGTAATTCTTGATAATGAAGGTAAAACAATCGACCCCTTGGTTATCGTCGGCAGATTTCCGACAAACGAAAAGGGCAATGTCAAGAATCTCTTATATAGTTGTGTAAACGAAACGGTAAGCACAGCAGCATATGCAGAACATATTGATATGCTTAAACGCATATCAGCACGCCGAAAGGCTTATCAAAAAATTATGATGATTAGCGGGGCTATAGAGGAAGATGCTGACCCCGAAAGCATACAAAGTCTTGTTGATGATTTGGCAATCAACATGGGCTTTGGCGAAAAGAAAGTTGAAATTAACTCTCTGCAGGGTTTTAATCGCTTTGTTGACAGTATAGGACAAAAAAAGGAATATTTTCGTACAGGACTTAATGCTCTCGATAAGCAGATAAAAATAGGCAAAGGTCATTTTTTTGTTATCGGCGCAAGACCATCGCAGGGCAAAACGGCATTATCTTTGCAAATGGCCGTCAGTATGGCGGAACGGCACAAAGTGCTGTACTTCAGTTTTGAAACATCTGCGAACAGATTATATGAACGAATAATAGCAAGGGTGGCTAACGTTGACTATGGTAAGATTGTTAACGGTACATTATCTGATGCTGACATAGAAAAAATAAAAAAACTACAGCCATATTTTGATGCAATAAACCTTGTAACAGTTGAAGCAGCAGGAATGACGGTTGAGCAAATAAAAGCAATGGCAATAAAGCATCATGCAGAAATTATTTTTGTTGACTATCTTGGTTTGGTGTTGACATCGGCCCCTGTCAATAATTCTTATGAAAGAACAACACAAATTTCAATGGCCTTACATAACATGGCTCAAAAGACGGGAATTGCGGTTGTTGCCTTATGTCAGTTGAGTAGGCAAGCAAACAGGACAGAACCTGATATGACGGCATTGAGAGATAGCGGACAGATTGAACAAGATGCGGATGAGGTTTTGTTCATTCACACTCCGGATGAAGAATCTGAAAGGCGGCATGAAAAGAAACTAATTGTCGCAAAGAACAAAGATGGCGAAAGCGGAACTTTTATCGCAGTTGAATTTATCGGAAAATATCAGCGTTTCCAAAGACCGTTTGAAACTGAGGAAGAATACACCGATATTCCGTTTGTGGAGTGACTATGACAAAGAAAGAAAAAGCAAAATATCAGAAATTTGTAACGTTTTGTATGCGAGAAAAACAAACTGTCCTGTTTAACGGACACGAATACAGAGCAGAAAGAATGTGCTTTGGGTTTAACCCTAACGGACACGAATACATTGTTGTTGAGTTGGCAGACCTTAACGGCTGTGACAGTTCAATAACCGCAGGTCTTGACCTTGTAATGGTCAATGCCGCAGGAATGAGCGTTTCACAGATGCAGAGCATCGCCATTCAGCAGAAGGCTGATGTGATGTTCGTTGACTATATGGGACTTGTCAACAGCGGTAAAGATAATCTGTCACCGTATGAAAGAGCATCGCAGATATCGGTTGCGTTGCACACCCTTGCACAGTCGCAGAAAATAACCGTGTTTGCACTCTGTCAACTCAACCGTATGGGAAAAAGCGAACCCGATATGACATCGCTCAGAGATTCGGGACAGATTGAGCAGGATGCTGATGCTATTATTCTTTTGTCAACACCCGATGACAGTGAGGAAAAAAGACACATCAAAAAACTGGTAATAGCCAAGAACAAAGAGGGCGAATGCAGAGAGGCTGAAATCTGCTTCAAAGGCGAATATCAACGCTTCTATTCACTTGTGGAGGAATAACGAATGATATATGAACAGATACGCAGTTATGCCAAGTTCGGCGAAGAATTGCCGAGAAACGCAACGGCAGCGGACAGAATGGCATA